GCCTCAAGCTGGTCGCGCCGATCACGATGAGCGCCGATGCGCAGATGGTGTGGCTGCAAGCGGCGGTTGACGCGCTCGAAGGCATTCACGCTCAGGAAGTCGCGTCAATCTCTGCCGAGCTTCGTCGCTCCGTCACGCGGCCAGCGCAGATCGTTCCCGAGATTGCGAGGCTGGTTGCCGAAAAGCGCCGCCGCTCAGCCTTTGCCGGAAGCGGACAGATGACCGCTCTGCAATGGGCCGAAGGTGCCAAGGAACGCAATCTGCCGAAGCATTACGAGGCGTGGATGGCGGAAGCAAAGCGCCGGGGTGAAATCTAGCTCAGCAGCATAGCCAAGAGGGTGGGAGGAATGAAGCATCAACCGTTATTCACCGGACGAGTGCTCGGTTACAGGGCGGTCCAGGTGCTTGCCTATGTCCGCGAGGAGATCGAGAAGAACGGGATCGCGCCGAGCTACGACATGATCTGCGATGCGCTGGGCATGAGCACCCGCAAGGACGTGTGGCAGGTCATCAACAGCCTTGAGCGCAGGGGATTGCTGAGCCGAGCTGGATCGGGACGGGTGCGGCGGCTTCGGTTGCAACAATAGGAACATTAACCATGCTCCCGATGTGCCACAAGGCATCATGGCCGGGGGGTCGGATGAAACAGCGCCTATCGGGCGTCCAACGAAATACGATCCTGCCTATTGCGAGCAGGTGGTCGCGTTCCTTGCTGACGGCTATTCGGTCGCAGCCTTCGCCGGTTCAATCGGCGTGTCGCGGTCAACGATCTATCAATGGATAGACGAATACCCTGCCTTTTCGGACGCCGTAAAAACGGGCCAAGCCGCCGCAATCCTGTGGTGGGAGAAGGCGAACCGCAATCTCGCGCTGACTGGCGACGGCAATCCGACCGCTATCATCTTCGGGCTCAAGAACCGCGCTGCCGATGAATGGCGCGACAAGATTGAGACCGAGCAAAGCGGCACCGTCACCAACATCCACAAGATCACTCGCGAGTTCATCCGTCCGCAGGATCAGGCGTGATGGCGACGACTCCGGAACTCACCATCCCGACTGCCGACGTTTTCGCGCCGCTCTACCAACCTGCCCGCTACAAGGCAGCATGGGGCGGACGCGGGTCAGGCAAGTCGCATGACCGTGCCGGCGCGCTGATCGATGACAGCCTCTATGAAAAGGGGTTGCTCTCGGTTTGCATCCGCGAGGTGCAGAAGTCGCTCAAGGATTCGGCCAAGCGCCTGATCGAAGCCAAGCTCGGCGAGTTCCGGCTCGGCGAAGCGGACGGCTTCAAGGTGTTCGCCGACAGGATACAAACTCCTGGCGACGGCATCATCATCTTCCAGGGAATGCAGGACCACACCGCTGAGTCCATTAAATCCCTGGAAGGCTTCAAACGCGCGTGGGTCGAGGAAGCGCAGACACTCTCGGCTCGCTCACTCCAGCTGCTGCGACCTACGATCCGCGCGCCCCAATCCGAGCTGTGGTTCACCTGGAACCCGCGGCGAAAGATCGATCCCGTTGATGTGATGTTCCGCGGTCAGACTCCGCCGACCAACTCGATCGTCGTCAAGGCCAACTGGAACGACAACCCGTGGTTCCCTGCCGAACTGGAGCAGGAGCGCAAGGACTGTCTGAGGGACGATCCGGACGGTTACGACCACATCTGGGAAGGCGGCTATGTTACCGTTTCGAAGGGAGCCTATTTCGCTCGCCACCTTGCGCAAGCCAGAGCTGACAATCGTATCGGATTTGTCGGTGAGAATCCCAACCTTATCGTTCGCCTGTTCGCCGACCTGGGCGGGACCGGAGCGAAAGCCGATAACTTTGTGTTTTGGGCGGCCCAGCATGTCGGAACCGAAATCCGCTGGGTGAACCACTACGAGGCGCAGGGTCAGCCGATCTCCACGCATCTCGAATGGCTACGGTCGCAGGGATATTCGCCGAGCCGCGCGAAAATCTGGCTGCCGCATGATGGCGAAACCCACGACCGCGTGTTCAACGTCAGCTTCGAGAGCGCGTTCCGACAAGCCGGATACGAGGTCTCGGTCGTTCCCAACCAGGGCAAGGGCGCGGCCAAGGCGAGAATCGAAGAGGCACGGCGTCTGTTCCCGAGGATGCGGTTCGACGCGGCCAAGTGCGATGCGGGCCTTCAGGCGCTCGGTTGGTATCACGAGAAGCACGACGAGCAGCGCGATATCGGCTTGGGGCCGGAACATGACTGGGCCTCGCACTCGGCGGACGCATTCGGGCTGGGCTGCATTGCGCACAAGGAAGAGACCGCGCCGGTTCAGCCTAAGTCGTTGCCGCAGTTCGCTGGCCGTCCGGGCGGATGGATGGCGGGGCGATGAGCCGCATTGCCGAGCTTGAGGCGGAGTTCGCCGAGGCCATGCGCAAGCAGCGCCGTCTGGACGAACTGCTGCGCTCGCTCCTGAAGCCATATCCGACGCGCGTGTTCCTGATGGCCAGCGTGTCACATCGAGGACTCTGCGCATGACCGACTTCGCCAAGGACGTTCGCGAGCGCTGGAAAGCCGCCGAGGAAGCGGACAAGGACAACCGCGACGAAGCATTGGAAGACCTCAAGTTCGAGGGCGGCGAGCAATGGGACGAGCGTGTCCGCGAATATCGCGAGAGCACCGGGCCATTTCCATTGCCGTGCCTCACCAACAACACGTTGCCCCAGCTGGTCAACCAGGTCGTTGGCGACTGGCGCGCAAACCAGACATCGATCAAGGTTCTGCCGCGTGAGGACGGGGACGTTCAGGTCGCCGATGTCCGCTCCGAGCTGATCCGCTCGATCGAATTGCAGTCCAAGGTCGATCGCGTTTACCCCAACACCTTCGCCGCGATGGTGTCGTGCGGCATCTCCAACATGCGGGTCGATCTCGAATACGCCTACGAAGATGCGTTCGAGCGCGATCTCTTCATTCGTGCGATCCCCAATCCACTGGCGGTGCAGTGGGACCCGTTCTCGGGCGATCCCACCGGGCGTGATGCGACTTACTGCTTCGTCGGCGAGAACATCTTGAAGGACGAGTTCAGGAAGCGCTTTCCCGACGCCAAGGAGAGTTCGCTCGACACGGCGGACATGCGCGAGTCCGGCTGGGTCACGGAGAACTCGGTTCGTATCGCCGAATACTGGAAGATCACCGAGAAGCCGCGGACCTTCGCGCTGATGCAAGACGGCGCGGTCGAGGACGTGACTGACCAGCCAGAGAAGTCATGGAAGGGCCGCGTGTTCATCGGGCCGGACGGAAAGCCGCGCATCCGCCAGTCCAAATGTAAATACGCCTCGATGGTGCTGACCAACGGGTTCGAGGAATTGTCCGACCCATTCGAATTGAAGCTGCCGCGCTTGCCGATCATCCGCTGCACGGGCCGCGAGGTGTGGATCGGCGACCGCAGGGTTCGGTTCGGGCTGGTGCGCTTTGCCCGCGATCCGCAGCGGCTGAAGAACTACTTCCGCTCGGTTCGGGCGGAATTGCTGATGCTTGCCCCGCGCCACAACTTCGTCGCTCCGGCAGCAGCGGTGAAGGACCGCGAAGCCGACTGGGCGAACACGCTGGTTTACAACGACGACGCGCCCGCTCCACCCCAACAGACGACGCTCCAGAACCTCGCCGCGCTGCTTTCCGAAGAGGAAATGTGCGCCAACGACATGAAGGAGACGACGGGCATCTACGACGCCAAGCTCGGCAACCAGGGTAACGAGACATCGGGCGTCGCAATCCGCCAGCGCCAGCAGCAGGGCGACCTCGCCACGATCATCTACCACCAGAACATGGACGCGGCGATCCAGGAAGTCGGCGAAGTCCTGAATGCCCTGATCCCGATCGTTTACGACACGCCGCGCACGATCCGCACGGTCGGAGCAGACGAAGGCGTGAAGCTGCTGCGCGTCAACGACCCGACCGCCGACCAGCACATCGATCTTTCGACGGGACGCTACGACGTGACGATCACCACCGGCCCGTCCTATGCGACGCGCCGGCAGGAATCTGCTGCGCAATTGATGGAGCTTGCGGGACAGGCCCCGCAGATCACACAGGCGGCGGGCGACCTCATCATCCAGGAGATGGATTTGGTCAACGGCGACAAGATCGCCGAGCGCATCAAGCGGGCAATGGACCCTGCGATCCTCGGGGACGATGCGGATGACGACCTGAGCGACGAGGAGAAGGCGCAGAAGCAGGCGCAGGCCCAACAGGCGCAGCAGATGCAGCAGATGCAAGTGCAGCTCCAGATGGAAGCGGCACAGGCCGAGACCGCGCTCAAGGTCGCACAGGCGAAGAAGGCCGAGGCCGAAGCGATGAAGGCACAGGCCGAGGCGCAGGCCGCAGCCGCTGGTCCGGAAGGTCCGTCAGCGCTGGAAGCCGCCAAGGTCGCGGGACAACTCTACGACGCGCACACCCGCCGTCTGTCGGCGCTCGGCAAGAACGACTTCGCGTTGCCGCCAGAAGCCGTCGCGGTGCTCGCGCCTGCGGTCACGGAAGCCGTGCTCCAGGCGCTCGGGGCCGAGCATGTTCCCGGCATCATCACCGACCACATCGCAGCGGGTGCGTATCGCGACGGCATCAACGAGCGCACGCAATCCGACGCAGCGACACAAAGCGCCGTGCAAGCGGCCAACCAGCCACCTGAACAACCCGAGGATCAAGCAGCATGAGCGAACAGCAGCCGGACAGCCTCGAAGGCATCGAATATACGGGCATGGTGCCGGACGCGCCGCCCGTCGAACAAGACGGCAATGACGCTCCGGAAGACATGGAGAACCCGGAAGCCAACGACGAGGCCGATGAGCAGCCCGAGGGCAAGCAGCGCTCTAAACGTGCATCCCAGCGCATCGACGAGCTGACCCGCAACTGGCGCGAGGAGCAGCGCAAGCGCGAAGCCCTGGAAGCCCGCCTTGCCGCGCTGGAAACGAGCAAGCCCGAGACGACGACGGAAGCGCCCGAGCTTGCCGCGCCTAATCCTGACGACGCCAAATACGAGTTCGGCGAGGCCGATCCGGCATATCTCAAGGACCTTGCCCGCTACGAAGTGAAGGTCGAGCTTGCCGAGCAGCGCAAGGCCGAGGAGGCACGGCGCAACCAGACCGCGCAGGAAGAACAGCGGCGGGCGGTTACAACCGAGCTCAACAACAAGTGGGCCGAAGCGGAAAAGCGCGGCGCGGAGAAATACGACGACTTCGGCGAGAAGCTGGCAGCGCTCCAGGCGAGCCCGCTCACCTCGATTGCGATCTCCGCATCACCCGTCGCCGAGGATGCGGCCTATCATCTCGCGTCCAACCCGCATGAGTCCGGCGCAATCGAGGCGCGGGTTGCGGCCGGAGACTTGCTCGGGGCCGCGGAAGCGTTCGGAGCGATCGAAGGCC